TGGCAAATACCGGATCTGTCACAGTATTCCGTGCCCAAGATGAGAACAACTATACCAGATTCAATCTTAATCGGATTGCGGCTAATCTATCTTTGTTTCGGAACGGTCAATTACAGACACGAATCGGAGTGGCAGATAGCCAGCTAACTCTGCAACAAGGATCGAATAGTGTGATTATATCTGGCTCTGAAGTGAATATAAACAACGGCCATTTAACGATAACCTGATGGGAAAGTATATTGCTGTTCAAGGGTGTACGCTGGAGTGTACCCCGGCGGCGACGGCGCAGATTGCTACTTCTCCGAGCACGACGACGAAGGCGGATGGTAAAGCCTGTTACCGGGGTTCGCTGACAATCACTGTCACGAATGCCACGGCCGTAACGGATGGGAACGGCGCGGGAACAGGAGTGATAACCGGTTCGGCGCAGGAAGTGAGGATCGACGGGCAGCCTGCGGTGCTGGAGGGGGACAAGGTTCAAATCACCGTTTCCGGAACTTCCGGCGGGAATCCGGCTTCCGGTACGGTGATAGTTAAAATCTCGCAGGCGGGGCAGACTTATGTATCGGCTTCGTAAGGTAAACCTATATTTGTAGCGTATGCAGGATATTCGATGGGATTTTGTCAGGAATGACGTTGCCGTAGTACAGGGTGACGACGGAGGGGATTTTGCGGTCGCTTCGACATGCAGCCAGCAAAACGCCCAACTGCTTTTCATCAAATCCTGCGTGAATATATTCCAGCCCCAATACGGAACAGCGATGGAAGAAAGGGCTTATAATATCACCGACGGGGAGGTACAGCGCATTGTCACCCGGGCCAAATCGCAGATCAGGGAAGATGGCGCATCCCAGATTTCCATCCTGTATTCCCGAAATAGTGAAGGGTTGTACGATTTCGAAATAGGGGCCAAATATGCAGGAGAATAGGAATGGATTACGTGGTTAAAGGCGGAGAAACGATTTACGACGTATGTATCAATGCGAACGGCTCCCTGTATGCGTTGGATGAGAATCTGGACCTTAACGGCTTGGACAGCTATACACCAACGCTGTATGCCGGGCAGCGGCTGACCGTATCGGACATCGTTCGTAACAATGCCGCAACGGAGGTAATGGAGGAACACCCGCTAAACAGTGTTTCGATTCCTGATGCTGATCTCAATGCGTTATTTGACGAAATATCCTCGGCTTTGGCCCCTAATTTTATTACGGCGGAAGGGAGCTATTTCCAAACACAAGATAATCAAATATTAACTGTTAGTGACTGATGAGTTTTTACGACGATATACGCACGAATATTAAAATACTGGTGCCGATCCTGAATAATACGAGTTCCTCGTCCATTGTGAATCGAATTATATCAACGGTTGCGTCGGTCTTAAATATTGTCAAGTTGGAGATCAGCAATTCAGAACAAACGGTCGAATCGTCTGCCCGTTCCTTAAAGGTAATGGGACGTCAATATTATATCGATACGGCTCTTGCCTTCCAATATGGGGCGTCCCTGACCATCGTCGATTCCCAAACATATCGATATGGATATGCGACAATAAATCCGGATCAGCAGATCATCAAACAGTTGGCCATCTCGTCCACGGACAATGGCTTGATTGTCATGAAGGTAGCGAAGATCGACAATGACGGTTATATTACGCCGTTGCTTGCAGGCGAGTTACAGTCTTTTTCGGATTATATGAACAGCTTTCTCCCATTGGGGTTTCAGATGCAGATTACCAGTGCGGCTCCGGCAATTCTGAACTGTACATCCCTCTATATTCGTTATTCCAAAGAATATTCCCTGTCTGTGATCTGGCAACAGATTGGAGAGGTGCTGCTCTCTTTTCAGGCTGCTCTGCGGGGAGATGACCCCCTGTATGTGAACGATATAGAATCTGCAATAAAAAGTGCTCCGGGGATTCGTGACGCTTATTTCAATAATATATCCGTTACGGATTCAAGTGAGGAAGAGCCGATTACTCCTGTCAATGGGCAGATAACCATTCCCGCAGGATATTTCAACTTTGCTCGTGAGCTGGTGGAGATGCAAAGTGTTAATCCAGGAGAGCCGACGGGAAAAAACGACATCTATATATCTCCGGTGTAATGATACGATCCATTGATATAAAACAACTGATATTTCAAGTGCTACGGCCCAATTATGCCCTGACTAATGGTCTTCGCACAGAAAAGGGATATTGTTCTCCCCAATTAAATACCTTGTATCGATTTATATTAAGTCTGATATATCCGTTATTACCTACCCTGGAAAGCTGGGATCGAATCCGTCGTAAGTCGTATGCGATAGCAGCTTGTCAATACGGTCAGGCGCAAGTTTTAGGCATCCTCAACAAATATTATGGGCAGTACGGACAAATAAGCATCCAGGTCAATAGTGCAGATATGGTCTATTTTTATACTGCCGGAGAGGAGGGTGCTGTTCCTGTATATATATACTCTTATAATGATAACCTGATGAAGGACCCAACATTGGCTCACTTTCCCAAGTACGACCAATGGCATTCGAACGGTACTTACGTTTTCGAAGAATACGAAGGAAGGGAATGTATGACAGTAACCGCCAATAAAGGGTACGGTATATATTGGGCCGGCGCCGATTTTAGGGCAAAAACGGGAGTCGTATCTGGAGATTTCCTGACAGTATCAGCCGACGTATTTTGCGATACGGCACCGACGAAAATAAATTTGGGAAATGAGAATGAATTTGTAAATGTTCCTGTCGAGCAAGCTGGACGTTGGATAAGATTGTCGCATTCATACAAATACAATGACGGATCGATATGTATTTACTATCGGGGAGATGCCGGCAAAGCGGGATTCTGTAACGTCAGTATCGAAGCCGAGAATAAGGCAACAGAAACTGCTAATACCCCGACTTATTTTTATACGGAGGGGTCTTTGTTTGGCAACTCCACAACTGTTGTTATTCCCAAAGAACTGGCAGATAGCAATGATTATGATGATTTCATAGCCGATTTGAACGCTATGTTACTGTATGGCATCAAAGTGGAGCTAAAAATAATATAATATGGCTGTTTTTGAATATTTGACATCTGCACCTTCCGGGGGTAATCCCGTATATATTTCTGACCTTACAAAGTTTGCATCTTTGATTCGGGATTTGGGGGTCATAGCAACCCGGCATAATTCCTACAACGCATCTTCTAACAGTGTGGTGCAAGACATTGCCATTCTGTCTGGATTCGATACGGTTGGCAGTAATCAGGTAACGCCCGGATATATCTATTACAGGGGTGACATATACGGGTTCCGCACTGATAACAACCTGACACTTGGGGGTTATCTCATCGCAACAAAGACAAATACAACGCTTCGAACGACGAAAGAAGGGACGGATTTTTACGCCTATACCACTTGCGAACTCACCGTATCTGCCAGTGCGGGCGCATCCGGCACCACTGTGGGAGCTTTTACCGCTGCCAACATTGCCATCTGGAAAACTTTCACCCCGACATCCGAGGGCCTCACCATACCGGCGGGCTTCATCACGAATACGATGCTGGGCAATAAGGTCGTAAAAGGAGATAATATTGCGGACAGTACGATCCAGAATAGGAGTATGGCAGCAAATAGCATCGGTACCTCCCAGCTTCAGGATGGAGCGGTAGCAACTGATAATATTGCAAACAAATCAGTTGTATTCAGTAAATTAGGGTCAGATGTCGTTAGTCGAATATCCCATGCAGCCCCGTCTTTCTTATCATATACGTTCCTTGGCGGCAAATTAACCGTATATAAGGAATCTCACAGTAATATTTGGCATATAAAATATTCCAGCCCCACAGCTGTTGCCCCAACAAATAATGCTTCTATGTTGCTTGGGACTATAGCAGGTCCGGGATCGACGGAGTTTCTTGCAATGATTCAGCGTAATTATCCGCAGGGTTATATGTCATCGATATTTACATCCGCCTCCAATTATTTGTTCAAAGTCCAAATAGGTTCGGATGGAATTGTCAAGGCCTTATTTCATTTTGCAAAACCACCTATAACGTCCAATACTCCCGGTATAGAAATGCACGATACGATTATTGGGGTATGAAAAAAAGAGGGGTTTAATACCCCTCTTTTTGTTTCAGCACATCTGCGATTAAATCCATACAGTCTGTGGTTCCGAAGCGCGACAACTCCTCTCTGGTTGTCGGAGGCGTAAACCGCAGGACACTCCAGCCCAATGATGTAGCCGAATTATACTTCTCCATGTCTTTGACCATTCCCAGAGGTCTGTTATGACGCCCGAAAGCGAAGATATTGCCTTCGATCTCCACTGCAACCTTATGCTGCGGACACGCATAGTCGAATCGCCACAACCTTTTGGGATGGAAGCGGTACTCCCGAACCCAATCACTTCCGGTCGTTCGATTTAGAACTTGCTGTATTATGTCTTTCCCGTTGTCTGCTTGTCGGTTCCCGTTTGGTTTCTGTACCTGCCGACGAGCCATTCGAATTATAGTAATATTTACGATCCTTTGTTTCGCGTGTCGTGCCTGCGACCTTTCCCTTCGAATCCTTGATTATTTCCCGATCCCCTGTTTTGTGGACGGTGTACTTCACGCGTCCGGAAGCGTCTTTGACAACGCGCGTCTCATTCGGATTTTGAGCGCAGCAAAGCGCTGTGGCCGCAAATACGGCAAAAAGGGTAAAAATAATTCGTTTCATAGTCTATTCCAATGTTTGCGAGCAAAACATCCGCTCGTGTTTCAGTCTTGAAGAAATAGCCGTTAAATCGTTCTCTACGGAGGGATCATAAATACCGGCCCGCACGGTGTCGTTGATGAATCGGATGATCTCACCCAGTTCACGGTCCGTGTCCGCTACCATATTCCGCCAGTCCACAACGCTTAACTGCTCCTCGCACATCGAATGCCGCAGAAACTGTGAGGGCGCATGAAAGGGGACATCCCCAGCCTGTACAATCAATTCCCCGACCGTATCGCTTGCCTCTTTCAAAACATCGTATATTTGATCGAACTGCAAATGCCACGAGCGGAATTTCTCTCCTTTCAGTGTCCAGTGGCGCCCTTTGACGTTGGTTTTGACAATTTCGAGCGTACAGAGCAACTTTTGTAATTCCTCGGTCATATTTCGTTATATTTAATACGGGTAATCATCTTCATTTATTGCGCTGGCGTGTCCGGTGGACGGGGCTTCTGATTTCAGTTTGGCCCTCCGCCCACTGCCGCAGAAGATGGTGGGCGCTTTTGCGTCGAACTCTTCTTTAGTTTTACGAACAACGACAAAATGGCTGTTCCCATACTGATCTACGCCTCCTTTGACGGCAATGACCGACAAATTAACAACCATTCCCACCTTGCCGTCCTGACGCGCAACTTCCCTGATTCTATCGCGTGGAATTTTGTCTAATCGCAGGACAATATTGATAATTTCACTCATAAATTGATGGTTATTATGAAACAAAGATAGGTTTATCCGTAGTAATTCAAAACAGGTTGCCTGTCCGTTCGATTTCATTTTCCAGAATCTCTTCCGCCTTGCGTATGTCCCGCTGCAACTCCTCCAGCTGTTCTTCACTCATGCGTGGACACCCCGAGAGCCAGCTGCTGTAATTGGGCGTACTAATTTTGCCGCAGGCGATACTCCCCACCCGCAGACAGTAATCGTAATACTTTACAAACTCATCTTCCGGAGCGTCCCGGTCTATGTCGGTGATGATGTCATCCATCCCAACTATATAGTCCGCGCATTCGGTGATCCCGCCGACATCGCCGCCGACCCAGCTCCGCGTAGCATCCTCATAATCATAGCCGTGTTTCTCGCAAAAAGCCTGCAAATAGGCGTTGCAGGCTTTTTCGTAGTCTGATTTGAGTTTCGTGTTCATAGATATTCTTGGTTAGTCAAAATGCACAGAGCATCTTACTCATTTTCGTGAATCGGCCGCCAGCCGATAATCTTATGACCAATACCAGCCCATCCGGGATACACATATATCCACCATTCAGAACGGTCATATTTAACAGTGACAAATGGAAGTTTCTTATCAGAGGTTTTACACAACACGAGTTGTCCATTTTGCGGCAGCTCCTCTTTCGGATCACGCCAGCGGGTCAATTCCTCATATTCGAAATTAGCGCCAACAACACAGGCGGATGTAACGATATTTTCAAAAGTTACATGGTCTTCATTGAATTGATCAAGTTCGACCCAGGCATTGGCCACATATTCTTGTATTCTTTCCTCAATTGTTTTCATTTCTCATTGTTTTTGAAATATTCGACGATCTCCTCGACTGTAGCCTTGCGGTAATAACCTGATGGTACATCTACAAAAGAATCGAATCGCGTATGTTCGTTAAAAATAAGCCGTCTAACCCCATTTTTACTCTCATTAGTCGGATATTCCGTATATGAGTACCATTGCTCCTGATCGTTCTCGTTGTTCATCGCCGCCAGCGCCCTGAACAGCTCGATGTTGGTGCCGCAGTCTATGCAATTCAAGGCGGTGAATGTTTGTGCGTCATGAGCCACGCCGACACAATAAGTGTCACATATTACCTTATCGCCTAATCTCTCTTCTTGTGGGGGATAAATATATTCATAGCCAATATGCATACACCACTCGATCACATCTTTTCGCTTCTCCGCATCCTCGACGCGGACAAAGCAAGGGGTTGTGAATTTCATTCCTCGTTCAGTCTTTGTTTGAATGCGTTTAATGCACTACAATCGGGGCAATTTCCCCCATTACTTGTTTGTATTGAGTAAATTGGACAATCCTTGCAAAATGCTTCGATAGCTTTATTCCACATTCTTTCCTCGGCTTCCTGCTCGGCGAGTTCGGCTGTAGTAGTCATTGCCGTTCGAAGTTGCCATTTGCCGTGGTCAGACAAATCGGCTACAATATGTTTCATAGCCCTGTCAATAAACTCCTGGGCCTTTTTTCTTTTCATACTCCTTTTTCAATGCCTTAATCGTTTCCACAAAATCTTCCACTGTATGAGTAGGGGTTATCCCGAATCTACGACAAAAATCATCCTCTTCGTCATAGTCGCATAGCCAATACTCATAGTTATTCGCCAATATCGCCTTATGCCGAAGCCCGCAAATCAAAGGGGAGCCTCGTCGTAATCCAAGCGTTTTCATTTTCACATGGAAATAGGGGTCAGCGCTTTGATACAAGTACGGCGCTCCAAAAAGCGCAACTCCAAACACTTCGCCTTTCATTGCTCACCTCCTTTCAGAAATTTGGGGTTGTCGTGGATGTTGCCGATGATCTTCGCATCATGTTTCCGGAGTGACCAGTGCAGCCCCCAAAGATGGCCACCGCGTAAGGGTATGATATAATACGCATCTTCCTCAAAGAGAACCCGGCCAATTATCTCTGCGTTGAAATCAGTTTCGGGTATTTCCATCACACCCCCCCCCTCGTAAATCTCCTTACCGTTCTTGTCTTTCAGCCCCGTGAACTCGCCGACGGTGGCAGGATCGACCGCGTATTTATCAATCCCTTCCGGCGCAGGATCGAGGAAGATAAACCAATGGCCGTTCATTCGAAGAAGGTCGCCCTCGATCCATTCCCCGTTGTCGAGGCGCTTGCCCCGGAATTTAATTTCTCTCATATTTCAAAATGTTTGAAAGTTTTGCAATGTTCGGCAGCGAATCTTGCTGTTTCACCAATTCAAATTCGTAAACTACTCGTAAAGATCGTTGAACATTACTTTTTTCATTTCCTCCGATCGTTTTGAATCTCCTCAATATCGGGGTTGTCGGCCTTGCTTTTGTCGAAAAAGCGGATTCCGCCATTGATATACAGTGTGTCGATATTCATCCCCTGCTTCAACAAATCGTAGATTCCGGTTGTCGCTATCCCAATTGCAATGACGGAGATAGTAAGAATAACCAATATTACGCCCCATACAATCGAGCGATAGGGGGCCCCGTATATAATACCACGTAAAACAATTGTCAGTGTTCCAATAAGAAAACTTGTAAGTAAGCGTTTTTTCATTTCCTTTCGTATTCGTTTATCGTTTCAAAAATCTGCAATGCCACCATCATCTCCGCCACATACAGGGGGTTGAGTCGGGAACCCGTTCCAGTCCGGTATTCGTCGTTTTGCATCGCCTTCTTGGGTAGTCCGCCCTTGCGTATGCCCAGACTGGCCGGAAGCGTTACATTCTTCGCATCGTTCGCTGTCGGGGTCGGTAAAAGTCCGCTTACTGCCAGATCGTTCAACAGGGACATATATGTTAGACCCGATTTTCTCGTTTTGTATAGTCCGGTTACTTTTTGACCTCCGCGTGATGCGTCCGAGGCATGGGGTGTCGGAAGCAATACTGTCGGCATGAACTCCGTTCGACCGTTCACGCATCGTTTCAGTCCC